ACAGTGGGTCGCAGGTCCATCAGAATCATCTGGAAGTATTATAGCTTACGCAAAATTTAACGCAGAAGGTAATCCTGTTGTAGTTTCTACAATTGGTGACCAAGGTAGTGATGGTACTCCAGGTACTGCTGACGCGTACATTGGCTTTAAGAGAGTTTCAAATGACGCAGAATTCGTTGCAGCTATCATGTCAATAGCAGCAGCACAAGGTAATCCAAACGATTTTACAGAATCTGTACCTACAACATCTTCTACTGCAACTGAAGCTAAGACTTTCGCAGACGCAGATTTACCTTACTGGACAAACTACACAGTGACTGAAGCTCCAGGTCCAGGTGGTGGTGAAGAAACATCTTACAGGTACTACACAATTACAAGATGTGGCGGAACAACACAATACGTAATGAGAGCTCCTGGTACTGGACTGATATTAGCAAACGATCAAGGATACGATCTGTCAGCTGTAATTATCAGTGAAGGCGCTGCTCCGGGTACCCACATCGTGGTTGTAAGTGGGCCAGAAGAATCAGGCACAGAAGACTTCGCGATTGGTTCATTACCTAGCACACTAGAGTGTACAGCATAAGACTACAATTAAATTGAATTCAAAAAGAATGGCCAATAGAGATATTGGCCATTTTTGTTACAGATAAAGAGTGATATATAACCTATGGCAACATACAATTTAAAATTTAACAAAGACGACTCTGTCATTAGACACATTATTGTCGGACTTTTAGCAGACCTAAATAACAAAATGAGCTTTCATCGTCAGATTACTAACGACGAGAGAGTAGAGGTAGATATACCTTTCTTTTATGCTGTTGGCGGTGATGAGAATTTTATGAAAGATAATTTTCTGTTCTCAAACGTAAATGGTCTAACATGTGACCCAGACGGAGAGTTTGCAGATGGTAACTATGATAAAGTTCCAAGAGGTATTGTAAACCTAACGTCGTTCAATGTCGATCCATCTAAGCTAGTTAATAAGAGAAACTTAGGTCAATACTCGATGTTAAATGAAGAAGGTCTAATGGAAGGTTTTGTTGCCGAATTTGAGATGGTTCCTGTAGTAATCGGTGTAGACGTAGAAATTTTAGTATCAAGTCAATTAGACTTATTTAAAGTTACTGAAGCTATTGTAAAGAAAATGTATAAGGCTAATTTCTATCACGTAGATGCTGGTCACTTAGAAGAAGGCACATATAGAATATCATCTGAATATATGATGCCAGATGACTATACACAGGAAAGACCTGTAGAATATAGCTTTGATGATAAACAAAATCATAAAGTAACATTTACTCTAGAGATTAACTCATTCGTACCTTCATTTGACTTTGAAGAAGATACTTATAGAAAATTCACTAGAACTAGTTATGCCAATGCTATATGTGGTGACTATGGAGATCCAAATGGTTTCCTAGATCCTAACATGACTCCTAATGTATATTATGATAGCTATGAACCAGCTAAATGGGAAGCAAATGGCACTGAGTGGATAAAAACAGAAGTAGGTAAAGACTGCTCTCACCCAGATGTTATTAATACTTTAGGTCAGAAACAGAGTACCGAAACTCAAATTAAGAGAATTAGTAGAAGAAGAAAACAGTCTAACAGAATGTTCACAATTGGTAACTCAGATCTAGTTAATTCTGTCAATACAGAACAAGATCAATCACTGCTTGGAGACAACTATAGAGTTAACGCCAAGAGGTTCCCATGGGGAGATAACATTGAAGAATAATTTGACTGATATATAGTATAAGAAAACATAAATAATTTGAAATGACAAATTCAATAAACAAAGAAGTAGTATCACCTATTCTAGAGCAAGGACATGGTTATTTGTTCCATGCTGCAGGTGCAAACTTCAAAGTAACAGGTAGTCACATAGAGCAAGTTGCAGAAACTAATGATGTATTCAATACACTAGTTGCAGCTAATAGAGCTTTTGAAATCACTAACGAAGGTATTTCATTCTTATATGACTACAACAACAAACAAGTACTTTCTAAAGTTGAAGAGGGTGCAGTTAAAGCTTTCGATAACTTAAATTCTTTAACAGAGAAGGAGACTTTCTTACAAGGTCAAGCTAAAGAATTAAGATTATCTGGTCTAAAAGGCCCTGCATTAACTGAAGTCACTAAGGAATTAGTTTCAACTCAAGCTGCAATCGAAGAGGCTAAGGCTTCATCTATTGCTATTAACTTTAGATATGTAAAAGAATCAAACGCATTTTTTGCTGGTAATATCGAAGTAACACTAGGTAGCGAAGAGTCTTTAGCTGAAAGATTTTTCAATATAGGTTACATTAAGTACCAAGACAAAACTATCTTAGAGATGTTCCAAACTGCAGCTAAAAACTTTGAAGCATTTAAAGTATTAGACTTCTTAACTGAGTCTAAGTCTGGTGGTATTACAGTTCTTTCAATGAGAGCAGAGAAAAATGTATATGTATATAGACTAAACGAAGACACTAAGATTGCTAAATTCAAGAAGATGTTAGCAGATGCTGCAATTGAATTTGTTGCAGAAGAAACTGGTGTTGATGTAACAGAACAATTCTCTGACTTATTAGAAACTGCATCAAGAGTGACTGAAATGAGAAAAGAGAAGATTACACTATATAAAGAAATGTTATCCTTCTTATTCGACCAAAGAGGTAAATTAGCAGAAGCAGATAGAAATCTACCAGATATTAAAGCTGCTGATAATTTAATCGAAACTGAAATCGCTAAGGTTCAAGAAGATTTAAACGAATTAGAAGATAAACTAGACATTGAAGATGGTTATGTAAACGCTTCACTAAAATCAGAAGTTGATGGTTTACCAGAAGATGCTCAGATTAAAGTTGACGCTGTCGAATTTAATCAAGCAGGTAAGAATGATATTCTAACAGTTTTCTTTGAAGACAGACCATTCAGAGTAGAGAAGTACAAGATTAACATCTCACAAGAAGACAACGTATAATCAATACGTTCACCTTATTATTTAAAGAAAAGCTCATTTCGAAACAAATGGGCTTTTTTTCATATAATTGATAATCAATTAGAATTAAACGTGCCAAGAAAAAAGAATTACTTAAATAATCGGGACTTATACGACCAGATTGTTCTATCTTTAGAAGCAGATAAACTTACTAAAGATGCAGAGAAAATGCTAATACTAATAGCGGAAAGAGCTATTAGAAAATTGGTGTATTTGAATGAAGATGATAAACATGATTGTTTACAATTTGCGATATTAGACCTGTTAAAGTACTGGAGGAATTTTAATCCTAAGTACACTAACGCATTTGCATACTTTACGGAGATTGCAAAGAGAGGGTACGCAAAGGGTTGGAATAAAATTCACCCAACAAAATATAAGAACACAATGTCGATGGATCGTATTAACACGAGAAATGGTGACGGCGAGTCTGGCATGTTTAACATCTAATGTCGATAAAGAACTTAAAACCAACTGGAAACTCAGGGTTTGTACAAGGATATTTTACACCAGAAAACCCTGACAGATATATCGGCCCAACGCCGATCATTTATCGTTCCTCTTGGGAAAGAAAGTTTTGTATTATGTGCGATACTAAAGATAACGTATTAAAATGGTCAAGTGAACCTGTTGGTATTAAGTACAGGTCAACGATGGATAAAAGAGAACACACTTATTATCCAGACTTCTATATGAAAACTAAGGGCGAAGAAGGCCCGATAGAGTGGCTAGTAGAGATTAAACCAGAAGCACAGATTAAAAAACCTAGACCACCTCTTAAGAAATCACAGAAAGCACTCAAGTCCTATAAATTTTTAGCAGAACAATATATTAAGAATAGAGACAAATATGCCTATGCTAATGCTTGGTGTGAAAATAGAGGTTGGAGGTTTATTGTCCTAACAGAAAAGACTCTTAAGTAATGGGTAAAGTAAGAAAGGACATAAGACTATTAAGTAAAGAAGCTGGCGGAAAGCAAAGAGCTAGAATGGATGCTGAGGCTTGGTTTGAATCTAGTAAGAAAGCTATTAGAGAGAAAGCAGTCAGTGCAGATGGTAGACCATTTGTACCAGGTAAGATTTATGTGTTTAGATACAATAATCCAGTTTCTGCTTATTGGTGGGATAGTAATCCAGTAGTATTGGCTTTAGATCCACCAAATGCACCAGGTAACGATATGGGTATTAATCTAAATATGTTGCCTGTCGCAGTAAAAGAAGATTTGTTAGACTTTATATATGAACAATATGAGCAGTATATAAATGGACAGACTAGAGGAAGTAAGCTAGAGAATGCAAGAGCACAGGCAGGTTTACCATCATTTAGTTATGATGGTGCAAAGGCATTTCTACAGCGTTATGGTTTTGATTTCGCCATAAGACAATATAAAAGAAATCGCAAAGGTAATCAGGTGATAGTCTCGTATGAGAACTGGGCAAAGATAGTACTCTGTGACTTTATCGAGCTAAACGGCTCGTCAATTGGTAAGATCAGAGCAATGTTCAGAAACCACCTAAATAAATGAGATATATAAAACAGAAATAATAATACATTATGGCAGGTTTTACTGACAAAAGAAACGGACCTTTAAGTTCAAATAGCAGACCATTTAGTCTCTCCAATGCATTGAAGACACTAAGTTCTTTTGGTATGCGTTATGATGATATGGTCTTAAGACAATCACAAGCAATTGGTCCAATGGAAGACCAGTTCGGCTATAACCAAGTAAATGGTATTAATCCATTTGGTTTAGATAACGATGACATCTATGGTGCATTTGCTGCACTATCGATGACAGATATTAATATGAAGAAGAACGTACCGTTCTTTGATATTGATTATCCTGGTAAGAGAGATGAATTAAGAAGATTTTCACTCAATGATGAAGTAGAAGATATTCTAGATATTCTTTGTGATGAGGCTGTTGTATATGATGAGAAGAATTTCTTTGCACAACCATCTATCATGGGACTTGATGTCTCTGATAGCGTTAACAAAGACCTTAACAAATACTTTAGACAGATCTATCACTACTTTGGTTTCAACGGTGAGCAATCAGCATGGTATTTCTTTAGAAAATTCTTAGTAGATGGTTATCTAGCATTTGAGATTATCTACTCACCTGACCAAAAAGAAATTATAGGTTTCAAAGAGTTAGACCCAATTACTCTAATGCCTGGTTTTAATAAAGACGACGGCAAGAAAGTCTGGATCCAGTATAAAGACGAACCTACAAAAGAAAGAGTTCTATATGACTCTCAGATTATTTACATTTCATATTCTTCCCTTTCAACTGCTTCAAGAGTTAGTTACGTTGAGAGACTAGTAAGATCTTTTAACTTACTAAGAATTATGGAACATACCAGAGTGGTATGGGCAGTAACCAACGCTTCATTCAGAATGAAGTTTATTATTCCTGTTGGTGGTAAATCTAAAACAAGAGCAAAACAATCGTTAGCTCAACTGATGAATAACTATAAAGAAGTCGTTGACTTTGACTTCGAGTCTGGTTCATTAACTACAGACGGTAAACCAATGTTACAATTCTCTAAAGAATACTGGTTACCTTCTAAAGACGGTGAGCAACCAGAGATTGAAACTCTTGGTGGTGAAGGACCAGATCTATCAGATACAGAAGCACTCAAGTACTTCTCTGATAAATTAAAAGAGGTTTCAAAAATTCCTTACAACAGATTCTTATATGAGGATGATGGTGGTGACTATGCATTAGCAGGTGATGGTATGGTAAGAGATGAGATTAAGTTTGGTAAATTTATCAAGCGTCTAAGATCAGTCTTCCAAGAGATACTAGTAAAACCACTTTATATTCAAATGTGTCTTAAATATCCAGAGTTTACAGACGATCCACAATTTAAAACTCAGGTAGCTCTAAGATTTAATGAAGAGAATGTATTTGCAGAATTAAAAGAACAAGAGATTATGCAATTGAGATTAGACTTTATCTCAAGTATGAGAGATTCTCTAATGACAACTAATCAAGAGACTATGGAAGAAGAATACTACTTTGACCAAGAATACCTTGTTACTAAATATCTGAAATTAACAGATGACGAGATTAGAGCCAATAAGGCTTACAAGGCAAAAGCTAAAAAAGATGATGCAGAAGAACCAGAAACAGAGGACCCGTTGGCACTCTAACCTAGATTCTGTAGAAAAAGAGATATATAAAACATGAAACAAGATTTTAAAATTTTCAGAACCTTTGAAGAGTTCGTCAGTGAGGATGCATTGAAGGCGGGCGAAGACTCAAAGATATATGTTCAAGACTTAACTTTAGACTCAGGTCATACTATAAAATCAGCAGAGATTCTAGGTGCTATTACTGCATCTGCTACTGAGGAAGACTTTAAAGAGTATTTCTTCCAAGAGTATGGTAATGATGCTTTTGCTGAAGGTGAGATGGATATTTTAACTGC